TCACTATACGCGTGTTCATGGAGTTCCGTACAGTTCTCGCCATCGCCGAATAAGTTTATCGAGTTTTTCAGTTTTTCCTCCCATACCGTATTTTCGTTTTTTGGGTGCTCCCGGGCACTCGAGAGAATGCGCGTCGTATTTATTAACTTTTTCCCATATGATCCTCTGTATATCTCCCGGGAGATTGTTTGTCGCTTGACAAAAGGCGAGAATGTAATCGTACGTGTGTAAGGCGATATAGTCTTCCATTTCATTTTTTATTATTTTTCCATGTATTGTATAACTTAGGTTGTTTTTTAACTTCTAAAACTATAGTTTCATTTGATTCGTTCTTAGCAATAACATAATCATAATCACATAATCTAACAGATGGAGACATTTCATTTTTAGAATATATTTTTGGTTTCAGTGTTAATAAATTACACACACTCGAATAAAAACTAAACATAGCTATTTTTAACCATTATTTTTTTATATTACACATACAAGATGGTATCGCTCCAGGACTTACCAAAAAAGGTACAATACATAATTGTGGATTCCGAATTTGTTAATGGTACAAACAACACGTTCACGATCGATTTATCGCTCGAATCCAATCTACACATGGAGGAAATATCAGAAGTGATTGGTATAAAACCAGTTGATTTTTATATCACACAAATCGGTGAGAACGATCTAGGCAATACAAACGTCGCAAAGTATATAGATATAGTCTGTCCTGATATCCCAAAACGTGGACAGATACTGAATGAACGTAACGGACAGATTTTAGCACGCGTACCGTTGGAACGAAGTTTCACTGGAAGCAATGATTTTATCATGCGTGATAAACAATGGAGAGCGTTCCAGCGTCAAACAAATTTTTTTAATCCCATATCGATACAAAAACTTAATTTTAAAATATACGAATCACAAGGCGACGGTGATTATAAAACACTCCAACCGGATGCGAATTGGTACATGGTTCTTGAAATAACAACCATAGACGTTAAAGAAAAACCAACGGATCGCGAACTTCAAATATTAGAAGCTTTACGTAAACTTATAGGCAAGATAGATGAACTTAACGTAAACGTTAAGAAACTTCCCGATAAGGAGGATATCGAAAAAATGGAAAAAGAGAAAAAGAAAAAATATCCATTTCGTTACTTAGTACTATTCATAGTATTAATAACCAGTGGTTTTGTTTTTGTTAAAAATAAATTTAAGCCGCCGGTTCCTCAACCTTCTTTTTAACGACACGTTTAACGGTCTTCTTTTTTGGTGGTTCTGCGTCTGGTTCTGTGACTGGTTCTGGGGCTGGTTCTGGAACTGGTTCTGGTACCGAGACTGGTTCTGGTACCGAGACTGGTTCTGGTACCGAGACTGGTTCTGGTTCTGGTACCGAGACTGGTTCTGGGACTGGTACAGGTTCTGAGTCCAGGGCTGGAGCTTTTCGGGTTGGTATATATTGTGGTGGTTGATCTTTTGGTCTAAATGGCATCGTGTAATATATATAAAAGAAAGATAATCTTTATACTAAATGTTATTCATTGGTCCAACTCCCCTGAGTGGTATAGGCCAACACTGTAAAAAATATATGAACCTTTTCCCACGAAGCAAATATATAGAAATTCAAAATGAAATACCAGAATGCGAAAGAGCGTTTATATTTGCTTTACCCGTACAGTATTGGTTAGATAAGATACCTGAAATAAAAAGAAAAATCAAGCACGTCACGTGTATGACCGTATGTGAAACAGAAACTGTACACGAAGATTATGGTAAACTTTTTAAACTTTTCGATAAAATTGCTGTACCGAGTGAATTTTGTAGAAAAGTATTTAAACGTCAGTTTCCTGATGTAAAATTTTATGTCATACACGCGCATATACCCGATAAGAGACCGTATACGTTTTACCATATAGGTAATGTTCACGACCCACGTAAAAATTTTAATAAAATCATAGAAACATTCGTACGTATGAATAAACCAGATTCACGTTTATTGGTAAAAGCAACGTGTAAACAACCCGTCGAAGCGCGAATACCTAATGTTACGTTTATAAACGGACTCATATCAGATGAAGAAATGGAAAAAATACATGAAATGGGTGATTGTTATGTAAGTTTTTCAAGTTCCGAAGGTGTAGGCATGGGAGCAGTCGAAGCAGCTTTACGAAACAAACCCGTTATTATAACTGATTATGGTGGTGCTCCTGAATATGTCAAAACACCGTATACTATAAAATGTGGTTTACAAGAAATACCGAGAGACGATTTTTTATTCAAAGCGGGTATGAAATGGGGTAAACCCGACGAAAATCAATTACGAGAGTTTATGGAAGATGCATATACCAAAAAAATAAGGTATATGGAACATCCGAGGACTCACATGTTAACGTGTAAAGAAAATGTATTACAAGAATTCGTCGCTAATATAATTGGTAAGGAAAGTAATAACGCCAGTCAAGATGGCGCCGGACATGAGTGATCCTCGTTGGGCAATAAGCATAGCAACAATATCATCAATAAATTTAATATTGGTTGGTTTCTTAAGAAGTTCTGGTACGATTTTTGAAATTGCAAGATAAAGCGCCATTGCTACTATGACGGGTCTGAGCGTTTCCTGATCTAACATTTTTTATAATAAAGAAACATTTATTTTTGGTCTAGTTCCTAACACTTGATTATCTATTCTATGTTTTTTACAATATTCTCCACATACGGCTTTGAATGAACACTTTTTTCCCGATAGCGTGAAAGCTTTACATACGCTCCGGTTTTCGGAAACGTCTCGTTTAGGTACAGAATCAATAACCTGAATTGGTCTTGTTTTTTGACATTCAAGTTTTTTCTTCCGCATTTTATCAAGAATACGTGCCATTTCTTCTGGTGTTTTTTTATTTGTTTTTAAAGTTTTAGATACACGTAAACAATCATCGTAATTTTGAATATTTGATTGATGTTTTTTAGTGAGTACATTTTTCGTATCACTAAAATTTGTTTGAGTAACGGTAGGTAAAAAGTATTGCGACATTTTTAATTTACATTTTACTGTAAAATAAAATAACTTAGGTTAATAAAGAATGTGGTTCTTTGTAAAACTCAGAAGAACTTACAGTTTTACTCTCGGTGAGTAGACATGTATATCAAATTTGTAATTGTTTTAATTGACATGGTATGAAAATCACTCAACATGTATTCTGGATTACATGCTAATTCTAATATACGTTCATTATCATCTGGTCTTACAGGTGTTTCAAAATTTCGGATATAATCAGCAGCTATATAAATTATAGCATCGATATATTCTTCTATAGCCATTTCTAACCACGAATTTTTAGGTGTTCCCCATGTAACTGTATCCATATCAACACGGACACCGTGACCATATTTTGTTTTTCCCAATTCGAGTCTTTTTAAAATAAATTCTCGCATATTATACTTATGTATCAAAACTTTTAACTATATTGTTCAATTGTTATTAAATTCAGTACAGTATAAGTTGAATAATAAATTATATATACGTCCGATACTACATATATCGCCATAATCAAACATATAATTAAATATACGGTATGAAAGTATACATATTTCATATCTTCTTTTGAAATACCATATAAACACAACATCGAAAGTATAAGATTTATAATGTTCAATATGTTATATAATATGAGTGTAAATAAACAATTCACAAAAAATGTAGTAACGTGAATAATCTTAGTAAAAAGTATATCAGTTCTTTCGTAAACAGACTCGGGCTCGGGCTCGGACTCGGGCTCTTCTCGAATAGGTGGTTGCATTTCTAAATTTATACCAATGGCTGGAACGCCGTCGGGTTGTTGTACATGATTATAATACATAAAAGATAAAGACCAGTATTTTTTATGTATCTTAAATGGTCAAAAGAATGTTATTTGTGTGAATGTCCCCTAGAACCATGTATACACACAAATACCACGGAAGAACGTATTCTTATACGTAAATATAGAAAAATACGCCCCATTTTTACTGTCAATAATGATATGTACTTAAAATTTTTTGGTACGGAGGTAAAACGTGTATGTTATGCATGTTATATAAATTCGTATAAAGTGGGAATTACCACGTTACGTGACCGCGAGTGTGGTCGCATAAAAAATATTCATCCCGCACCCAAGTCAAAAACAAAATATGAATTAATATATTGGTTCGAAGGACTAAAAAGATACTTAAGTAAAAGGTGCAATATAACATAAATGGGTGAAAGTATTCAAAAACTCACACACGTGGAGCATATTTTAAAGCGTCCAGATTCGTATGTTGGACCAGTTTCACGTGTAGCCGAACCGTACTGGGTGTATGAAAATGATCACTTTGAAAAGAAAAATGTCGTCTACTCACCAGCACTTTTAAAAATATTTGATGAAATTTTAGTAAATGCGATCGACAGGAACTCCATGTACCCAAAAAACGTAACGTCGCTCAGTGTATCTATTGATAAAGAAACGGGTGAAATAACCGTGGAAAATAATGGACCTTTGGGAGGCATTGCGGTAAAAATGCATGAAAAAGAAGGTCTTTGGAATCCCGAATTAACATTCGGACATTTACTCACGAGTACAAATTATGATGATACACAAAAACGCGTCGTTGGTGGGCGTAACGGGTATGGTGCAAAACTTACAAACGTATACTCGACGAAGTTTTCCATTAAAATTAAAGATGGTGAAAATAAGTGTATGTATACACAAGAATGGACAGATAATATGAAAACGTGTGGTACACCCAAAATAAAAAAGTATTCAAGTGCTACGTCGAGTGTTTCTATTACTTTTGTTCCCGATTGGAAAAGGTTTGGTATGTCAAAAATGGATGATTCTATCTATAAAATATTCGAAAAACGAGTATACGATGCAAACATTTGTACATCACAAAACTGTAAAGTAAAGTTTCAAGGTGAACCTTTACCAAAATCTACGTTTACTACGTATGCTAAAATGTATACAAAAATGGATGAGATGTGCACGTTTACGAGTGATAGATGGTCAGTGTGTATCGCTCCTTCAGATGATGGGTTTGAACACGTATCGTTTGTGAATGGGATATGTACAACAAAAGGAGGTTCACATGTTGATCATGTTTCGGGAATACTCGCAAATGGTATTATCGAAGATATGGCAAAGAAAATAAAACTTCGACCCCAACAAGTCAAAAACGCATTTTTCGTTTTTGTAAAAGCGACGTTGGTCAATCCGAGTTTTAGTAGTCAGGTCAAATCGGAATGTACACTTAAACCACAAGATTTCGGAAGTAAATTTGATCCACCGAAAACGTTCATTAAAACTATTCTAAAAACGAGTATTCAATCGGAACTTATGGCGTTATCAAAGTTTCGCGAAATGAAAGAACTCAAGAAAACGGATGGGTCTCGTAAATCAAAAATAACGGGTATTCCAAAACTCGACGATGCAAATAAAGCTGGTACACAACACTCGGGTAAGTGTACACTCATTGTGACCGAAGGTGATTCCGCAAAAACGTTGGCAATTGCGGGTCTTTCCGTAGTTGGTCGAGATCATTACGGCGTTTTCCCACTTCGAGGCAAATGTAAAAATGTTCGTGATGCGAGTGTAAAACAACTTACCGAAAACAGAGAGTTTAACGATCTCAAAAAGATTTTGGGACTTCAACAAGGTAAAGTATATACGTCACTCTCCGAACTTCGATATGGTCGACTCATGATCATGACCGATGCGGATAACGATGGAAGTCATATCAAAGGTCTCATTCTTAACATGATTCACTATTTCTGGCCGAGTTTACTCAAACTTAATTTTGTCGTG